CTGTGTCGGTGAATCATCCGAAGAGTGTGGTATCTCCCACATTGGAACAGGACGCCGATAGGGCCACGTTCGTTGAGGCTGTCATCAATTACATGTGGCGGCATCACGATTTTCGTAAGCCGTTCCGGCGCTCTATCAAAGATTTTCTGATCTTCGGCCACGGCTGGTTGAAGGTCGGTTGGAAGTTCGTGGAACAGGAACGCACGTTAGGTGACGCTGAACGGGACGAAATGTTCCAGACGGCTGTCAGCGAAATGGACATTCTTGCTGCTGAGGATCCGTTCATGGCCGGTGAGTTGCCTGATAATGCTCAGGTGGCAGCCGACATTCCCACTACGTCTATGACGGTGGTGGAGGATCAGCCGTTTGTGGATCGGGTTTCCCCGTTTGACATTTTTATTGACCCGGAGGCGACCTGTATTGAGGATGCGAAGTGGATTGCGCAACGCATCGTACGGTCCTTGGATGAAGCGAAGAAGGATAAACGGTACAAGGCGAGTGCGCGTAAGGATCTGAGTGCCGATTCGTTACTGAACCCGGTCTTTGGTACAACCGACCGTCAGGAACAGGAACAATTCCTGATTGACGATGAACGCACTGTGGTGTTTGAGTTTTATGACATTGAAAACAACACCATGGCTGTGCTGCCCCAGTCGGGTGCCGAATTTCTTGTAGATCCGTCACCCATGCCGTATGCGTACGGTCAACCGTTTGTGATGCTGCGCAACTACGACGTGCCGGACTATTTTTATCCGATGGGCGACTTGGAAAGCATTGAGTCGTTGCAGTTGGAGTTGGACAAGACCCGTTCCCAGTTGGTGAACGCCCGGAAACGGTACGCCCGCAAATACCTGTACCACGAACGGTCGTTTGGCCCTGAGGGCCGTGAGGCTCTGGAATCTGACGAGGATGGGCGTCTGGTCCCCGTAGTGGACGAAAACAAGCCACTGTCAGAGGTTGTTATTCCGATGCCGCAGACACCGTTGTCTGCCGACGTGTACAACTTCTCAGCGATCATTGAGGAAGACATCAACACGGTGTCTGGTGTGTCAGAGTACGCACGCGGTCAGATGCCGGAGATTCGTCGCACAGCGACCGAAGCGAGCATTATTGCCGATGCGGGCAACAGTCGGGTGGCTGAAAAGTTGGCCATCGTTGAACTGGCCATCGCACATGTGGCACGCCGTGTCGTGCAGGTTATGCAACAGTTTATGACCGGTGAGCAGATGGCACGGGTCGCTATTGCTGGTCCTCAGGACATGTTTATCACGTACACGCGGGACGATATTGTCGGAGAGTTCGACTTCAGCGTGGAAGCGGGTTCCACCCAGCCGATCAACGACACTGTACGGAAACGGCAAGCCGTTGAGTTGTTACAGGCTTTGGCACCGTTTGTTGGAACAGTGGTCGATCCGGGTGCGCTGGTTCGTTACGTGTTGCAGAACTCGTTCGGGGTGAAAGACCCGGACAAGTTCCTGATGCAGCAGCAGCCGATGGCCCCGGAGGGCGGCGAGGCTCCACAGGGGGCGCCACAGGGAATGCCCCCGGGGGGTATGCCCATGGGGGGCAATGGTGGCCCTCCGCTGCCGCCGGAACTGATGAAGCAACTCCAAGATCAAATGGGGCTGAACTTTCGACCCCAGATAGGAAACCAGTAGGTGGGACAGTTTAGGGCTGTCTTATAGGAGCAACCATTCGGACTCCGAGGAGAAAATAGAATAATGGCAGAGGATGCGACGGGAACCGACGAGTCGGTCAACCCAGATTCTTCAGTTGAGGTTTCGCAGGAACCGGCAGGCGAGTCATTCACCGTCAAGGTGGATGGCGGAGAGCAGCAGGTCAGTCTGGAGGAACTTCGGGATGGATACCAACGTCAGTCGGATTACACCCGTAAGACGCAGGAGTTGGCATCCGAACGTAAAAGGTTGGAACAGGCTGAGGCTATTGTGTCGTCTTTGGAGTCAGATCCAGAGTCAACACTCAGGGCGCTTGGCGATGCGTTTGGAATAAGCGCGACTCCGGAACAGTCCGGGGACCCGGTTGGGTCTTCGTGGGATGAGCCGGATGATGCGACTTCCAAACGGTTGCAGGAACTTGAAGGCCGAGTGCAGGGTTACGACCGGCTACATAAGAAACAAGCATTAGAGAAGCAAGTTACTGTTTTGAAGGGAAAGTACGGCGACTTTGACCAATCGGAACTTTTTCAACACGCTCTACGCAACAAGATAGGCAATCTTGAAGCCGCATTAACACATATGCGGTACAACGATGTGGCCACGAAGGCGGAGAAGTTGGAAAAGGAACAGGAACGTCTGGAAGCCAAACGTGGAGCCAACGTGGTGGAACCGTCAGGTTCCAAGCAGGCTGGTTCCTCCCGTAAAAGTTCTGATAAGCCCGTGTCAAGCATTCGTGAGGCTTTCGAGATTGCTAAACAGGAACTGTCTTCATAACTTAGAGAGAAGGTGACAGACTATGGCGGGTAACGCCGATTTTGATGCGATTCTGTCTACCACCCTCAAGAACTACATCCCGAAACTAACTGACAACATCTTCAGCGCAAGGCCTTTGTTCTATGCGTTGACGAACGGTCAGACGATTCGGCGTATTTCGGGTGGTCAGAGTATCGTAGTCCCAATCATTTATGGGACAAACTCAACTGCTGGCTCGTACGCGACCACGGATACTATTGACATTACGGCTCAGACGGGTATTAGCGCGGCTGAGTACGACTGGGGACAGTATGCGGCTACCGTAACGATCAACGGTTTGGAAGAGGCCCAGAATAATGGTGAGGCGGAGATCATTGATCTGCTGGAAGGCAAGATTTTCCAGACGCAGGAATCCATTATTGAAAACATGAACACCATGTTTTGGGCTGACGGCACTGGCAACAGCAACAAGGACTGGAACGGCATAGGCAACATTGTCGGCGGAACCGGTGTGACCCTTGGTGGAATCAATCCGCTTGGTGCAGGCAACTCGTGGTGGAAGTCCACTGAGGTTGATCTGAGTGGCGCGCTCACTCAGACCAGCATGGCCAACGTATACAACACCATTTCGGTTGGTAACGACCAGCCGACTATCATTATGACAACGCAGGCTTTGTACGAGAAGTACGAGTCACTATTGGAAGGTCAGATTCGGTACACGGATACCGATATGGCTGACGGCGGGTTCCAGAACCTGCTATTCAAGGGTGCACCCGTAACCTTCGATGACGGGTGTGCCTCTGGTCAGGTGGTGTTCCTAAACACCAAGTACCTGCAGTTGGTTGCTCATTCGGATGTCTGGTTTAAGCCGACACCGTTCGTGCGCCCAACCGATCAGGACGCTGTGTACTCACAGTTGCTTTGTTACGGCCAGTTGACATGCAGTAACCGTGCACGTCAGGGCTTCATGCACTCGGTCACCTGATTCTGATGGGACGAGGATTCGCTGACGCTCACAAGGTTGGTTCACGCCCGTATGGGCAGCCTGCTGGCGACAATTTTCGGGATTCGACACCACGGCCTCAAGCCGTGGGATTTTCCCGCAACGTCCAGCGGATCAACCCGATGAGGAGCGAATCTGTTGTTCCTGAAGTGGTCAAGTGCAGTTCGCTGACTCGTGATGGGGCGCCCTGTAAGGGGCGTCCCGTTACGGGCAGTGATCTGTGTGTCTTTCACACATCTAAGGCAGTCTAGTGCAACTCAGCGCGATGCGTGACTACGTGCGAAACGTGGTTGACATCGATTCTACCGACATTTCCGACGTGACGATGAACACGTTTATCCGTGAAGGATACAACGTCATCGTATATTCGGAGAAGCGGTGGCCGTTCTATGAAGTTTCCACCACGTTTTCAACGGTAGCGGACCAAGCGGACTATCCGATGTCTGACGTTGCCGCTGCTTTAAGTTTCGTCCACGACGGCGTAACCTTCTCGGGGGTCAGCGCCCCCTCCAATGTTGGTATGCGTGAAGTTGCCGCAATGAAAACCGACAACCATGTAATGCAGTACATCGGTTACGATGTCGCTGACATCATCTACCCGTTGGATTCCAACTCTACAGGCCGACCATGGTACTGGACGATGTGGAACTCCGGGGTGAGTGCTTCAACAGCGGTAAACAGCCAAACAGTCCGCGTGTACCCCACCCCCAGTGAAGTTCAAACGATCACAGTGCGCGGCTACCGGAACCCGGTTGATTTCGGAGGCACTGTCGCCGTATACCGTACAGCAATAGCCGATGCGGACACACCGGATCTGCCGGTGCCGTTCGACAACGTACTGTCCCTGTACGGCGTTTACAGGTCGTATCAGCAGCAGGAAGACGCCATGATGGCGAACCAGTATTTCTCCCTGTTCCAAGGCGAGTTGGATAACTTGCGGGCACGGTTTGAGGACACTCCGGCCCCGCAGCCGCTGCTGTTGAACTCTATTAGGGCTTCCCGGTGGCAGAGCCAAAGTTACATGCCGGGACAACTCCGCTACCCATCCCCCTTCCGGTAATGGCGTTCGCGGTCCAAACACCGTCGGCTTCCACATCGGAACCCTATCGGTACGAGGAAAAAGCCGATTTTACTGGGGGTTTAAACTTTCGCGCCGACCAGTTCAACCTGTTGGAGAACGAATCTCCCGCCATGTTGAATGTCGAAGTTGACCCACGGGGTGGTGTACGGCGCCGGGATGCAGTCACGAAGGTCAACAGCACAGCGTTGACCAACGAAATCGTTTCCCTGTTTGCCCATTATGAGGCCGGTCAGAATCAGGTTTTGGCCGCTGTTCTTGACCCGGTAACGACTACTTCCAAGTTGCACTGGAATGACGATGCGTCAGGGGACTTCGACGGAACCGTCTCCTACAGTAGCACGGACATACGGTTTGATACGGCGCAACCCCCCAGAGGTGTGACTTTCAACGGGTACACGTATGTCACTAACGGCGAGTTGTTGGCCAGCACCGGT